TTTAGGAATCACATTAAAGGTAAAGTTGTTATGATAACAGTTGCATAAAAGAAAAAAAGAAGAAATAGTTAAAGATATTTCTTCCAAGCGTGTTTTTCTCTTGTCTTTAAATAATCTTTGTTGTAATGATTAGAATAAGCTTCTTTTTCAAATGGGATGTTAAAGTAAGCATCGTCGTTTGACATTCCTTGAACTTTTCCCCTTGCCCAATAGAAAACATATAGAATGTAGAAAAAGATCACAAGCAGTTCACGTTGTTGTTCTATGTGTATCTTTTCGTGGTTTATTGTGATAGGATTATCATAATCAGATCTTACAATGATAAATGGAAAAAGAGTGATTGCACCGACTGAGATAAAGATAGAGAGTGCTTTTGTGATTTTGTCAGATTTAATGATTATGGGTTTCATATTGTCTCCTGGGATTATTAACAATGTTGTTAATATATATATAATAGCTATAAAAAATATGGAGGAATTATGGCAAAATCAAAATCAGCAGCTGGCGCTGTAGATCATACACATGACGAACTAGTAAAGGAAATCGCAGCACTTAAAAAAGAAGTTGCTGATCTTAAAAAAGAATTGGCAAAGAAACCAGTAGGTGGTGCTGATTCTCGAGTTGATGTAATTATTGAGTTATTAAAACAATCAAACTCACAAAAAAAGTTTTTAGAAAAAAATAAAATTTAAGTAATATATATTGATAGGCCCGGCACATTGCATATAGGTGACCCCACCACCGTGTCGGAATCTTGTGGACAAGTATACTCAATTTTTAAAGGAGAAAATTATGCCAAAAATTATTATGGATCACGCGTCACGCGGTTTAGTTCAAGAAACAGGAACAGGATTGTTTCTTTTTAGAGGAAGTCAGGCAGTTACTGCAAATGCATCTGCTGACACGACAATTATATCCGCAGCTGGTGGAACAATTGTAAATGTTACTAGTGGAGCTTCTAGTCGTATTGTTCATTTACCCGCAATATCATCAAGTACTATTGGATTGACTTTTTTGTTAACAGTTGGAGCTAATGGTTATGAGTTAAGAGGGAATGATGAAGCAAATGATCTCTTAAATGGCGCTAGCGGTGGAGCAAATGTACAATTGGCAGTTGAGGCAAATTCATCAATATTATGTGTTTGCACTAGCGCTACTAATTGGGCAGTAATCGGTCCTCACACCACGTCAGTCGCATCTTAATTTATAAAAGTTAATTATTCATATCAAAGGCTCTCTTCGGAGGGTCTTTTTTATTTTTGCAAATTAGACATAAAACAGATAATTAATCTATGATAAGGTAGATTATGGGTGACGATAAAGATAAATTTGAGTGGGGAGCATTTGAAATTGCACTAGTCTTATTTGGGATATATCTTTATGTTTCGTTGATGATAATTGATATCGTCAGCGCTTATAATAAAATTGTATCTAAATTAAAGAGGGGATATGAAAATATCAAGAAGAGAATTAAAAGCATTGATCGTTGAAGTCCTCATGCAAGAAGCAAAAAAGGTCGATTATAAAAAAGTTTATAAAAAATATCATAGTTCTACAAAAGCTAAAAAAGAGCGTGCACAAAGAAACGCTGCACGTAGAAAAATAGAAAAAGCAGGTATTGAGATACCTGACGGTTATGAAGTTGATCACAAAAACCCAATATCAAACGGCGGTTCTAACGATATGTCTAATCTGAGAATAATTCCTATGCTTAAAAATAGAAGAGATGGGCAAACTGTGACAACTAAAAAAAGAAAAAAGAACGGTAGCTATTAATGAAGATTACAAAAAAACAATTAAAAAATTTAATTAGAGAAGAGCTTAAACGTTTATCTTACGCTAGCAAAGATCAGGGCTTTACTTACGGCTTAGATCACGTATCAAAAAGAGATAAAGCTGCTGACGATATTATTGGACATACATGACTAACTCATGTCAAGCGGAAGGATTCTGCTTTAAATGAAATTGGTAAAGTTTTATGGCACAGTCTAGATGAATCAGGACATGTTGCTATTTATGATGTCAAGTGGCCGATTAGTGGAATTGAAACAAATATTCCTGCGATCTTATTAGAAAAAGTTAAAGATAGTGATGACTTAGGCGAAGCACATGAGTCTCATGGTGTTGAAGGGCACGAAGAAGATCGATTAATATCTGAAAGAAAATATAAGAAAAGAAAATAGTAAAGAGATATATAAGTTAAAGTCTAAGTTTGTAGTTGTGTTGTCGAATATATATTAATAAAGAGGTAGTAATGGCGACATTTGCAAATACTAGTAATCCTACACCGTTCGGGATATACGATAACGACTCAGACTTTCCAGGTGAAGCTGATAATATGGTAACATATGTCAAGCGAAACTTAGGTGATGATATTTTATCTGTTGAGTTAACAAAAAAACAGATATGGGCGAATTTTGAGGACGCCACACTACAATATAGTGCAATTCTCAATCAGTATCAGGCTAAATCTCAGCTTGTAAATTTTCTAGGATACGCAACCGGATCTTTAACAGGAGGCGAAGAAAAGTACGTAAGAGAAAATCTAGAATTTTTAACAAGATTTGCAGAACCTTATGCAATGGAGGCTGGCATTGGAGGTTCATATAATTCCATTAGTGGATCGATCCAGCTAGAGGTTGGCCGACAAGACTATGATTTATATACGGAACTAGTTGATGCTAATGGCGACTCAGTTTTTGATGATACAAAAGGTAAATTAAAAATTGAGGAAGTTTTTCACTATAATCCACAAGCTGCGTATCGATTTTTTGATACAACATCAGCTATCAATTATTTAAATAATGAATTTAGCTTTGAATCTTTTACACCTGAGACGATATTTTATATTCTACCTGTTTACGAAGATATCTTGCGTGCTGGACAATTGGACGCATCAAATCGCGTTAGAAAATCTAATTATTCATACAAGATAAATGGAACAAATCTTAGACTATATCCTATACCTACACGAGCTAACAAAGCTATTATCAGAGTTCGACAATACCCAGATCCATTAACACCCGCTTATAAAGATGACACAATTCACGGTGTTTCAAACATGAGTAATCTACCGTTTGGTAACGTTCAATATAGTAGAATTAACTCAATAGGTCGTCAGTGGATTAGACAGTATACTCTAGCATTGTCAATGGAGCGGTTAGGTTATATTAGAGGTAAATTTGGGAGCATTCCAGTCCCAGGTGAGTCTGTCACCTTAAATAGCAGTGATATGATTAGTAATGGTCGTTCAGATAGGGACAGTTTAAGAGATAAATTGAGAGAAATGCTCGAGTCAATGACTTATGACAAGTTAATGGAAATTCAATCAACAAGAGCAGAGCAAATTCAAAAACAACTTAGATTTGTTCCGGTTCCAAACGGAAAAGCAATATTTTACGGGTAATTAAATGTCTAGATTATTTATAACACAAAGAGAAATTAACTTTATTAACGATATCGCTAAAGAAGTGGTTAAAGATGTTGTTGGGCAAAAAATTTATCTATTTCAAATATCTGCAGCTAAATCAAAAGTTCATGATATATACGAAGAAAGTCAAGATAAAGTTTTTGAATCACCTATCGAATTAGATTGTCTAGTAAAATATAATGCACAAGAAATTAAAACAAATCGATTTGGTTCTGAAGAGTATTATACAATTGAGGCATATATCCACTCTAAAGACCTACTAGATAAAGGTATTGAAATTCTTGAAGGCGATTTCTTCTCTTATGGTTCCACATTTTTTGAAATTACAAAAGCTCCTGTTTCACAAACAATATTTGGGCAAATCGAACATAAGAGATTTATAACAGTAAGCGGAAGGCAGGCACGTAAAGAGCAATTTTTGTCAAAGGTTTTTGGTCCTACTTCTATGGAGTTTACTGATGATGATGCTATTCAAGATACATTTGTTCAACAAAGAGGTTTTGAAAACAATAAGTTAGGCGCAACAGGTGATGTTAGAGACTTAAGAAAAAATGGGACATTAGAAGAGCCAATTAGTGGACCAAAAGAAGTATCAAAAAGAGGCGGATCTGCAAACAAAGGGTCTTCTTTTTATGATGATTTATAAGAAGGAGATGTAAATGGCAAAAAAACAAATACCACCTAAAAAAGTTCTTATTAAAAACTTTGACGGTGATAATGTACCAGATAACTTTGAATTCCCCTCGATAGGTATTGAAGATATTGACAGGACTCTATTTAATTTGTTTGATGATATTTTAGATTTTCAAGTTACATCTAAAGGTCAAACAATCGATGTGCCTGTTATATTTGCGACAGGTGAAAGATTTGCTCTTACTAGAAGAAAAGTTCCTTTGCGTGACAGAAACAATACAAATATTTTACCGTTAATATCGATTGTTAGAAATAACTTTGACATAGGCCCGCAGCAAAATGGAAAAGGAACAGCAATTGCTTTTCGTGCACAACCAAACTATGTAATCAAGTATAGATTATCAGAAAAAGATAGAAGCTTTCAAAATATTATTAATAAGCAAAGACTTAAAAATCAAAAAAACGTTTCTAGTGACTCTAGTTTCTTAGACTTGTCAAGTAAGATCGGCGTGCAGCCAGACAATGTTGGTACACGAAGATCTACAGAAAATTTACAGTTTTCAAAAAATGCACAAATTAGCTTAAAACCTGATATCAATACAAACCTGTACGAAATTATTCAAGTACCTTACCCTTACTTTATATCAACTACTTACAACGTGACATTTTGGTGCCAATATCTCGTTCAAGCAAATCAAATGATTGAGTATTTTTTAACAAAAATTCAAGTACCTGGAGGAGAATTTGCTTTGACGACAGATAGCGGGTATGAGTTAGTTGCTTTTGTAGGTAATAATATTAATTTTGAAAATAATTTTGATAGTATGACAGAAGACGAAAGAATAATTAAGTATTCTTTTGAGATAACAATTCCAGGATATATATTAAATGCTGATGCACCGGGATTACCAAAACAATTAAGAAGTTTTTATTCAGCTCCTACAATCGATTTTTCTTATTTAGGTTCAAATGAAGATATACGATTAGATTATCAACCCGAGACAAAAAAAGAAAAGATAGAAAGACACGTGCTTACTGACTTGACAAATATTGAAGAATATCAAAATCAAAGAGGCGAGACAAACGAAGTAATTGAATCATATGTCAAAAATCCTTTTACAAATAGTGAAGAACCTGAGTTTTTAAGGGTTAAAAATACAAACTCAAGAACAGGAGAATCTGTTATATCACAAAGAATAATTAAAGAAATTGATAGGCAATATGAGTAGGTGGTTGATATTTATAAAATGAAAGAATATTTATATTTAAAATTAGGAGAATTGAATGTCAGAACAAATTTTTAGATCTCCAGGCTTTTTCGAGAGAGAAGTTGATTTAACGCAAAGATCAGCAAGACTAGAGGGAATTCCTGCCGGTGTAATTGGTACATCAGAATACGGACCAGCATTTGTTCCTGTCACTTTAGGTTCATATGTAGATTTTGAGAGAAAATTCGGATCGATAAATAAGGATCAATACGGCCCTTTTGCTGTAAGAGAATGGCTAAATAATCGGACAGCAGTCACTTTTATTAGGGTGTTAGGTGCAGGTAATGGAATGATGACATCAGACGGCACAGTTGAGAATGCTGGGTTTGTCATCAAAGGGACGAGAGCAAAAGACTTAACAAGAAACCCGCAGGCAGGTGAAAACAGATACTCAGGAGCTGTACAGTTTATTGCAGCGCTGCACGATTCAACAACTTATGAGGTTGCAGGTAACCCTCTTTTTACTGATAACGACTCTTTTGATTCTTCATCAAATCTTAAACTAATTAGATCGATGATACTACTTGCGTCTGGTACTAGACTTCAGATTTTAGATCATGATGAAGCTTGGTCTGCCTCTAACGTATTAAACGACGATGCAGGAATTAGCAGTTATGATGGATCTAGCACAGAAGGAACATTTAAGCTAGTATTGTCAAGCGCAATTGGATCAACATTTAGTAATGATGAAGGAAATGCTGGTATTAAAATCTATACTGCGTCTTTAAATCCTTCTAGTGATCATTATATTGGTAAGTTTTTAAATAAAAATCCCGATCTTTTCCATCAAGAACAACATCTATTATACGCAGATTTTCCTGTTGAACACGACTTAGCAAAAGTAAAATATACATCTGCTAAAAGTACTATTGCTTTATTATCCGGATCAGCTGCTACAAATGGTGTTTCAGGCGTCGTTAATAGAGATTTATTCGGTAGATTTGATACAAGATATACAACAGCTAAGACAACATCTTTTATCTCTCAACCTTTTGGTAATAAAGAATATGACTTATTTCACTTTGAAGCGATTGACGATGGTGAAATTGGGCATAAAAGGGTTAAGATATCTATATCCAACCTAAGAAGATCAACAGATCCTAAAAATCCGTATGGTACGTTTACTGTTTTAGTAAGAGACATAAGTGATTCAGACACAGACTTAAAAGTTTTAGAGCAATTTGGTCCTTGTACGTTAAATCCAGCTGATGAAAATTACGTAGCAAATCTAGTTGGTGATTATAAAGTTTATTATAATTTTGACGGTAATTCTGAATCTGAAAGACGTTTAAACGTCGAAGGCAAAAGACCCAATAAATCACAATTTGTAAGAATCGTAATGAATAGGCAGGTTGAAGATAGTTTAATACCTGCTGAAACTTTACCATTCGGGTTTAGAGGTTTGCCTGCACTTAAAACAAATGATTATTTAACAGACTCAACAGAAATTTTGTCTATGGGATCTGCTGGATATCGCTTAACAGCTGTTGAAAGTGCTGATATTGTTGCCGGTACTTCTTTAACAGGATCGATTATTCCTCCGCTTCCTATGCGTTTTAAAGCTACTAGAGGTGCAGTAAAAAGAGACGCAACCCCTGCATTTACTGGAGAACCAGGCAGCTTAGAACTAGCTGACTCTAGATTTTTCTGGGGAGTTAAAACAGAAAACATTCCTCTTTCAAGCTCAGTATCTGATGCTGTTCTTAAATCAAATGCAGGAAAAATTAAAAGCGGAATTGTTGAATCATATTCTAAGTTTTTAGGAGTTCAAAATCTAGATACACTTGTTACAGGTTCTGGGGCAGATGCATTTAATAGTAATAAGTTTTCATTGTCAAAAGTTGCTCTTTATAATGCATTTCCTCTAACAAGTAGAGTGACTGATGAAAATGCATTAGCAAATATTATCACAGGATCAGCTTCTGATCATATTAAAGAAACAGCTTATATTAGAAATGGTGTTGTTGAGACTAAAAATTATACAATTACTGACGATGGGACTGCATCAATACAACGTTTGACACTCGCTTCATTAGCTGCAGCAAGAGATGCTAAACTATTTAATAGGTTTAGTGATTATGCAAAGTTTACAAATGTTTTGTATGGCGGTTTTGATGGAGTAAACATATTAGACAGTGACAAAAGACAATTAAATAATGATGCAATTGTAAGAGAGAGATTGGTAGAAGGCAAAAGAGTAACAACAGTTG